GATACAGGACCAAGTGAAATCTCTGCAGTATCATATGATGATACGTAGAAATTTTCATTAGTTGCGGTAGGGTTACCACCATACGTTACATACACACCAGCACTTTCAGCTACAATCCTCAATGAGTCGCATTGCTGTTGAAATGCACTGGACTGAGCAGAAGTAGTACTAGTGGATAATGTAGTATTGATCCCTACAGGTCTAGAGGCTGACATTATGTTTCAATAGTTCTATAATACTTATTTATTATTCTTCTTCTTCTGTCTCAGTTTCATACTCAACTTCATCACCTACAGTCTCATCTGTAGATGCTTCTACTTCTGGTTCTGGTGCATCAAACACTGATGCGGCAACTTCTGGTCTAATACCTTCAATCTTTTCTGCAGTCTTTGCAAAGAGGATATCTTTGATTGCATCACTAACTTGTGATTGTGACTCGTCTTTGACGAGCAAATCCATTAATTCATCCATGTCTTAAAAATTCCTAACGTTTGTATTTAGATTGTGCCACCTGGTGGTGTTTTGGTTCCAGGAGTTTCTGGATCCTTAGGCACCGGTGGAGCTTGAATTGCACTTGCAGGATCACCAGGAACAGGACCACCACCCATTGCTGGGTCCATTGGCATTCCTGTTTCTGGATCGGCCATTGCATTAGGATCAGGAATGACACCATTCTCAATCTCTTTTTCAATCAAAGTATCCTGCTCAATGATTTCTTCATCAGTCTGACGAAGAATCATTCTTCTTACATAATCCTGTGAGTAATATCTACCAACATAAGGTTCAGCAAGAGCAGCAAGATTCAGTCTCTCAGTTGTGAGTTCTGCATCCTTAAGTTCAGCAAAGTGATTGTCATATATGAAGTCATATTGAATATGATCAGCCATATACTCCCAATCTTGAGGAGTAACAACATTCTTGAGAAGAAGTTGAGTTCTCAACATGTCATTGAACATTGCTGAGAATCTTTTCCTCATTCTTCCAACAAACTTGGAGAACTTGATTTCATCTCTCAGAATCTCAGAAGAACGACCCATTGAGAAACCACTTTCACCTTCAATTCTGGTTTCAGGTACATTCAGAGATCTGTATAGTTTTCTCTGGAAATAGTTGATGTCAGTAATTTCACCAAGGTTCTGACCACCAGGAAGTGTAGTAATTTCTGTTCCTCTACCACCTTCTCTTCTAGGTAACCAGAAGTCTTCCATCATGGACATAAACTTCTTGTCATCTCTAATCTCACCAGTGTTGGCATCATAGACAAGCTTGTTTCTATAACGCATCATAACATCACGCAGATATTGTTCTGCCTTGACCTTAGGAAGATTACCAACGTCAATATAGAAAATTCTTCTTTCTGGTGCCCTTGACAATCTGTAGATAACCAATGAATCCTCAATCATCATCAACTGATTGAGAGGTTTGATTGCCTTGTGTAACCAGGACAATGTAAGTCCCTTGTTTCTATCTACCAGACCAGAAGTGCAATAGGTGACAGAATCACGGGTCATCTTGATACCCTTTCTTCCGCCTGTAGAATACGATGCAGTACCACTTCCAGTCTCAGGAGTGTAGATAAAATACTCTTCAATCTCTGGGAAATTGTATGAAGTATCGTCAGATTCACGATACTGATTCTGTGCAGACAGAACACTGTCCTTACCATTCTTTTTCAACTGACGTACATACTTCATTTTAGAAGCATCAATGTATCTCAGTTCTTGAATACCTTCATGAGGTTTCTTTTGGTCAATGACTTTATTGTAGTAAAGTCTTCCGTCAATGTACCAATTCCTAAAGATTTCATGTGCTTTCTTGTCAAAGTCAAGAAGCTCAAGAATATACTTAAACTCTTCTCTTACAATCTTTTTGATATTGTCACTTGCATTCAAGTTTGAAAGCTCAATATCAACTGGTGAATCATTTGTATCAGATACAATTGCTTCATTCACAATATCTTCAATAGCGCTATCACACTCTGGATACAGAGCCATAGAGCGATAACGTCTAATTAAGTCATTCTCATTACGATAGATACCTTCAATATCTACATAACTACCAAAAAACCCACTACTGACATAGTGTTCCGATCCATCCTGATTAGAGGGTGGAATCGGAGATACTACACCAGGTGGGTTTTTTTCACCATCTTCAATTGAGAAACCAAATAATCTCGCGGCCATTATGATTAATACTAGACTCTTGTCTAGTTATTTATCAACTTACCTGAACCTCTCCAGCGTTAGCGCCAGTAGATTGAGTGGAGTTACCAATAGTGAAGTACTGAACCTGGAAGGAAACAGTGAAATCTTCTACTGTATCAGTGGTATCATAGCTCAGTGCAATCTCACTAACTGCTGTTGGGAAGATGTCATAGAACTTGTAAGTTCTAAGAACTGATGATTCACCACCTTCATTAGAAGTTGCATTTCTTTCTGCACCTCTACCAAGTTGCTGAACATAAGCATCAGTCATGTATGATGTTGGGTTGGTAACGCCAGTGGCATCATCCAACTTACTCATTACATTAGCCCATCTTTCAAACGCAGTTCTGAGTTTGAAGTCCTCATCGTTGATGATAGTGACTTGCCATTCATCGAATGTTCTGTCACCAGCAACCTTCAGGATTCTACCTCTAAAAGGTACATTGACCTGAGCGATGTTGGATGCAGGTAGTGCTGCTGTCTTACACAGGAACTTGAATGTTCCACTTTCTGATTGTTCTCCACTACCCCACGCATCTGAAATAGCGTCAGGGAATGATGGAATTGTTACCTCAAACAGATTGGGGCGGGCACCACCACCCGCCAATCTGGATTTGAATTGAGATAAGGTCTTTGTTTCTGCCATTGTTAGATCCTCCTAGTATTATTTAATAATATCAAACAGTGCCAACAACTTCCTGGAAGTCAATACCAGTTCTGGTAGCGACAAACGTCAGGGTGATGAAGTTGATAGACTTAGCGGGTTGCAGGAAGATGTCTGCTCTGAATTCATTGTTGTCAATGACGTCAGGTGTGTTGTTTGTTTCATCGCAAACTACGAGGAAGTCATAGATACCTCTCTTAGCCTGAACATCTCTCAGGTAAGGCTCAACAATGTTAACAAAGTTTGCTCTTGTGTTGCTATCGTTGAGTTCGAAGAGTTGAGCGTTAGCAGCACCCTCAAGTGCCTGTTCCACTGTAAGGAACAATCTTCTAACGTTGATTCTATCGAATGCAGATGCGTAAGACAGAGCTGTCTTATCACCAAACAGAAGAATACCAGATCCTTTTTGGTTGATGATAGAGTTAACTCTACCAGCATAAAGGACATCTCTTTCTGCCTTAGATGGATTGTATGCCATTCTGATGGCATTGTTCAATACACCTCTCTGGAGACCAGCAGGTGAGAACCAAGGATAAGCTTCAATAGAAGTTCTGACACAAAGACCAGCAACGTCACCGTTGGTTGGAATGTATCTGAATGTGTTATTGAATCTATCAAACATATACTTGTAACCTGAATCCAGGATAGCATATGAGGAAGATGAGATTGGGCTGTAGAACTGCATCACATTGTTAGTCTGTGTGGTGGAGTTCGTTACGTTGACAACGTTGTCTCTATGTGGAGAGATACATGCAACACAATCCTTTCTACCTTCAGCAATAGAAATCAGAAGGTTAGCCTTAGCTTGTGACTGATTCTCTTGAGTCAGTCCAGGACCCATGATCAGATAATCAATTTCAATGTCATCTTTGTTCTGGAACTTATTGTATGCAATAGTCAGATCAGAGAGTGCAGCAGCCATACCATCAGTAGCAGTGTAATCAACACCACCAGTCAGTGTGTATGTTACGTTACCAAGGTTGGAGAAGCTAATACCCTGAGCATTTTGTCCCCAGAGACCCTTAGCAACTGTGTTAGCAACAAAGGATGTTGAGAAACCAGATGCAGTAGGAATAGTATTCCAATATGTATCTTCTGCCTGTGATGGGTTATAACCAGCAAACAGGAATCTGGAATTGAGTACCAGATAATCTTTATAATAGACCTTAGTTGGATTGTCTGCATCAGCAGTTGTATCCAGTGCCTTAGACAAGAAGGTGTGCTTCTCAAGGATGTTACCTTGTACGCCTGTTACGTCTCCAGTGTCATCAACAACTGCAACGTGCATTGCATCAGAATCACCGCCTCTCTGTAAAACATACTGGTTTGCAGTAGGTCTAGGAGCGATAGACTTCCAATAAACTGTTGAGTTTGTCAGTCCAAGTGTCTGGTCATCATACCAGTCAATAACTGTACCAGCAGTTTGAGTGGAGATAGCAACATTTGAACCAGATGCAACTTTCAGTACATCACCAGCAATAAATGCACCGGCCTGATTATACTGTTGATATGTTGCTCTAACCTCAGAACCACCAATAGAAGTAAGCGACTGATAAGTAACAGCAGCACCAACAGTAACTGAAGTGCTAAGCCCAGTGGCAAGTTCAACTGTAGTTGCACCAACACCAACAATCTTTACAGCACCATTGTTAGGTGTCATCGCATAGTTGCCAGTAGTAATACCGGATGTACTATTTGCATAAAGAATACTTCCACCACCAGAAGAACCCAGTGCAGTAGTTGTGAAACCAATGTTTGTGTAGGTATCAGTACCAGGATATACCCTGTCAAGTACT